CAGCTTCTTGTTGCTTGTAAGATATTCTACCTGCTTTTGCCTTTGCCTTTGCCGCTCTTTCTTTCGCTGAAATAGCAGCGACATCATTAAGTAAACCTGTACCTGCGTTTGCAATAGATGGAGCAATTCTACCTCCAATAGTTGGTTGCATTAAAGCAAGTCCTGCTTTTGCTAAAGCTAAATACTTATCACTTTTATAACTTGCATCAGGAAACATTGCTGCAAGCTCTGCTTCTGTTTTCGCTGGTTGCGTAAACATAGTCGCAAAGTTTTCCATATTCACCATCGCTGGTGTTAAATCTAAAGGACCTATGTTTGCAGGTCTTTCAGGCATTTCAAATATACTGCCTGGAAGTGTGGTTGGCATTCTATTAATATCGCCTGTGTTAACAGCGATATCACCAGTAGCATCAGCAGCTGTATCAAATATATCTTCTTCTAAATTTGGATCAGAATATGTTGTTGCCATATTAATCCTTTGCAAATATAGACCCAAACGTTCCTAAACCAGAAATACCTGCGCCTATAGCGCCCATTAATGGATTTGTGTAAGGAACTGGTTGTTGTCCATATGTTTGATTAATACTAGGAGTTCTTGATAAAATATCACCAATAAACCCTAATCGTTTTAATGGTTCGTTTTGTCTTTCAGTTGTTAATCTTAACACTTCGTCTGCTCTTGCTTGTTGATCAGCCTGTCTTTGTCCTCCAAATTGTGCTAAACTTCCTATGCCTGCTTGACCTAAACCAAAACCTAGTTGCCCCAAACCAGCAATACCTTGTGCTGACTGACCTAAAGCTTGACCTACACCAAGGTTTCTTGCTTGCGCTTGTTCAAAAGTATTCATCGCATTAGATTGCGCTTGTTGAAAATTATTAGATAGATCTTGAAATATTCTTTGTGATTTAATGTCTTGTAAATTCTTTGCTAGCTCTGCTTGTTGTACGCCGTACCTAGCTCCTCCAAACGCACCTGCCATTGTAGCTTGACCTGCTAAATTTGCTTGCGCTTTTGCAGCCTCTTGATCCATTTGTTTAAGAGCTTCTTGTGTTACATCAGATTGATATTTATCAAAGAACTGTTGATAGTTACTTGTACTAGGATCATATTGTTTTTGTGCTTGTTGAAGGGCGGGTATACCTGATAAAGCAGTTTGTTCTGCTAAATTCATAGCAGGTTCATAAGAAGCTAAACCTGTTTTTGTTAATCCACCTGTACTAGGATCATAAGTATATCCTGCCTGTGTTGCTGCTTCACCAAATCCTGCTTGTTGAAAAGCATCAAATGGTGCGATAGCTCTTTCTTGCGGTGTAATAGCTTTATCTGTTGCCGCAAAAACAGAATCCATTAAACGTCTTCTGTAGTCTTCTAAAAAAGGAGCTTCTCTTGCTATTTGTGTTTGTGCCATGTCAGCCATTATGCGGTTGGTCCTTTCGAAGACTCAGGGTCTAATTTATTCATTAAATTATACATTGCCTTTGGTCCGCCTGCGTTGTCAACAGCTTTTGCTGTCATTACAAATTCACCATTACTTAACATAGCAGGTATTTTATCTTCTTTTGGTCCACCTGGTCCGTATACCATTCCTCTTTTATCTAATCCACCCATTGCTAATCCTATTATTCCACCCATGTTTGCTTGTTTTACATCTTGAGACATATCAGTCATCGGCATAGCGGATAAGCCAACACTACCTCTAGATGCTATTGCTTTGTCTCTTATGTTAAGAGCTGACATTAAATTTTCTCTTGGGTCTAATTCTAAAGGTGTACTGTCAGCATTTATACCTGCGATACCACCCATTGCTTTATTTTCTACATCGTATCTTAAATCTCCTACCATTCTATCTGCTGGTGTAGGCGCTAAACCATAATCAGCGGGATTAGGATTTTCTCCTCTAGCTTTTGCTGAATAATAATCATCTACAGCACTTCTATATTCTTTTGGATCCATTGTTTCTGGCGGGTCTTCACCAACCAATGCTAAATAAGTAGCAAGCCCTGGTCCGAGGGTAGATGCTAATGAACCAAGTAACTTACCTTTACCTGTTAATCCGTCATCATCATATAAACCTGTAAAAAAATCAGTTATTCCACCACCAGTTTTATCTCTAGTCATTTGACTTATTTTTGCAAAGTCTTTCATCTGTTTACCGTAATCAAGACTAGATTCATCTAATACGTTAGCAAGTTGATTATTTTGATCAAAACTACTTGTTCTTGTTCCTTCATTAATAATAGAACTTGGATCTACATCTGGTCTAAGAAAGTTTGTACCTTCAGTTGCCGCAGTTGTAATACCTTGGTTTTTTAATAAAGACATAAGTGGATTATCTTGATACTGAGCACTTAATATATTTGGCAAAAACTTAACTGCTAGTGCAGCCAACGGATTCGCATTTCCCAAAAATGGTAAAGCAAAACCTGCTGCTGCGGCTATTCCTTCTCCACTATTTTTTAAGGTTGCCCTTACTTTTCTAAAAAAATTTTTAAACATGTACTCCTAAGCAATTCATGATATTGTTAACAATATGGCAAGGAGGCTGGCCTTGAGAAGTGAGCCTAATTATTTATATGATTATAGGCAAATTTCGTGTAATGTGCAATCAGAAATATGACCTTTGACATTAAGAAAGTACCAATGGTCCGTGTGACGTGGCTCGATGCCCGTGATACAGAGACAGGATGGCTCGATATAAAAGACGTTATGAACGCTCCTTTAGCAACATGTCAAGAAGTTGGTTGGTTAATTCACAATAATAAAGAGAAAGTAATTATTATGCGATCTTATAGTAAAGACAAAGACGATATATCAGGTGGTGGCGCTATCGCTATACCGAAAGGGTGGGTAATAAAAATAGAATACTTATCCGTTGACTACGCAGAACAAGAATAGCTTGTCAAGAAAACAATTATTAAAAAGATTATTGATTGGGAGAAAAATATGTTTAAATTAGATTCTCACCAAAATACAAATCACAGGAGACATTATGGAAAATCAAGAAGTATTAAAAGCTATAGCTGTCCTCGCTGACAAGGTGGGGCGCTATCATGAACGTTTAATGTTTATGGAAAGAGAATTAGAAAAACATCAGAAAGACAACTCAAGTCACTGTGATGAAAACTGCGAGTGTAGGAAAAACTAAAGTTCTCCTCCAGATCCAAAAACGTCTGGCATCTTAACAACGCGAATGGTAACATCTTTGGTCTTCGTTGAAGCCCAAGGATTACCACAGTCGCTACAATCACCTGTTGCTAACTCTTCTGAGTCCACTTCATTATTACAACTATTGCAATATACTTTTTCCCAAACCTCTGGTTTTAAAACAGGGACTTTATTTCCGTCTACTACTTCGTGACCAATAACTTCAGCGTCTTGTACTTTTTTACCTATTTCTGACATTACGTTATCTCCATTATACTTAATAAAATTTCAACAGCATTACCTGTAGCTGCTTCAATCTTTATTTGATCCGCTTGTTCTAATACAATTGGATGTGTTAGTATTTCTTTTACCTCTGGATGACTTAAATTATCATCATGTAATAACACTTCTAAATTAGAATTACTAGAGTCCAACATCCTTACTTTTGTATTAACAGTACCACCACTAATATTTGAAATAATAATACTTTTAATAATAGTCGTGGTCGGTGGGACGGGAGGCACGGCTCCTGAATCACCTGTTGGTACCGTATATACCGTTGTATTAGCCGTTGTCGGCGGCTGTAAACTAACGCTTTTAAATATATCAACCAAGGAACCACGTCCTTGCTGTTGAGTCATCTTTTATATCTTGTTGAAAACCAAAGTTTAACTGCTGTGTAATCTGCTCTAGTATACGAATAAGAGCGTTAAATTGATCTGCTTGATACTCAGGTGTTGCATCTGGTAATCTTGTTGTTGCTATTTTAGCCATTATCTACCTCCATCTGGTTGCACATCTAAACGCAGTGTACCGTATCGCCAATCTGCATTAAGATCCGTGCTTTCAATTTTTAAATTTGTTTGTCTACCTCTACCACGTGTATCAAATTTTGTCGTGCTAGAACTGACAGTTCTGGTGACAGTAGTTGATGATGTATCATTAGGGTATGTTTTAAAATTCATGGTAATCGTTGCATTTCCTACTTGGTTTTTAAAATCAGGTATACCGCGACTAACATGTAATAATTGTTGGCCATCTTGAATATCAAAATCACCTGATTGTATAAAAGCTGTCATTGCTGTTAAGTTATCATCCGTTCCTGTTTCTTGTTGATAATACGTTGTGGCACCATCTGTTACACCTAATACGGTAGGTGTTGTTGCTGTAGTTGTAGGACTATATAATGTTGCATAGGGTTCTTGATAGACACCATAATCTGTCCATGTTGTTCTTGCTAATGTATTGGTGTACCATGTTTTTTCTAAGTAATTATATGTAACAGAACGATCAATATAGTTTGATCCATTTGATGCATAGAACCAAGTAATTTCGTTAAACTCTGAATTAACACCCGCATATGTTTCTGGTTGGTGAGCCGCGCTAAAATCTTCAAAAACAAAGTCTTGTACAGAACAAGGTAATTTACGAATTGTACCATCGTATAGGAAGAAAGCATTTTGTGACATCCAATACGCAACACCATTAATATCCACTGTAGAATGAACACCAACAGCGCCACATCCACCACCTAATTGTACAAGAGAGAAAGTAAAAGGAGCACCAACAAATTGTAATGCGTGTAAAGAAGTGTCTGTCCAAACAAGAACCGCGTTACGTGATCTTGTTGCTGCCACAATCTTTGATCCATCTTGAATACGAAAGGAGCCTGCTGTGTTTGTTGCAACAGGAGTCCAATCCGTATAATCTTCTTGAGAGGAAAACCGCAAGAATAAATCATCTTGCGTAGAAGCTGTACCAATTGTTGTTTCTGTACCAAATAAAAAGACATGTCTATCAGGCATGGAAACAAGATTAAACCGTGAACTTGTAGGAGCTTGTGTAATAACAGCAGCTCTGGTGGTTGTACCTGATGAAGTATCCCAAAGAAAAGTTTTACCTTTATGCACGGTAGCAATTAAGTCTTCACCGAACGTATCAAAAGACCAGTTACGACCATCAATCGTTACGGTAGAAGTAGATCTTGGTGTGTTCCACGTTCCTGTGTTCCATACATCTGTACCCCAACCATAACCATAGGTCGATGTTTCTTGTCCAATACTAATTTGATAATTTGCATTACCTGTGCCTCCGCCACCTGCTGTAGATCCAGAAGCTGTATCTGTATGTGTTACAACATAGGAGTTTGCATTAGTAACAGATGTAATTTCAAATTCATTATTCATGTCCAGACCGTCTATGGCAGAGAAAGAATCAAAAATTACAAAATCACCTTGTAGAGCACCATGTCCTGTATCCGCTACAGTAACGTTGTTGGTACCATTTGTTGTAAAAGGATTTGTTAATGAAGTAGGGCCACGACGTATAGGTGTAACATCATATGCTGTACCCTCTGTATAAATATATAATTTTCTATCAGTGCCGATGGCCGCGTACCGTACACCATTGAGATCTGTCCATGTGTGTTGATCTCTTGCAACACCGATAAGTGTATCTGTAATAATAGTAGACCAACCACCTATTTTTTGTGGTAAGCCATAATGAAATCGTACATTTTGTGCATCGGTCCAACGACCTTCTGCACCGTATTCTGTATCTTGTTTATCAATACCAGGAGCAATATTTAATTTTGTTAGCATTATGCAATCCTCATAAATCTAAAAATAAATTCACCATCACCGCCAGCTCCACCAAGAGAAGATCCAGGCTCTGTGCCTCCTCCTCCACCGCCGCCACCTTGTGTGCCAGCCGTTCCTGCTGTGTTACCATTTGCGCCACCTGTACCACCTGTTGTTAATGAACCACTATAAGGATCACCGCCATCACCACCACCAATCGTACAGTTATCACCAGAACAGTTACCAGGATTATCTCCTCCTACTCCGTCTCCTTGTTGATTAAAAACACCTCTTGGTCCTGACTGAAAGCTTGTAATATTTAAACCGTCTACTGTTGTTCCCGATGATCGAGGAGTTGCAAAACCAGATCGTGTACCACCTGTACTAGCATTATTTGTACGAAGAGGCCCTTGAACACCGCCACCTGATACAGATACAGCACCACCTCCACCTAAAGTAAATAAAGCACCTGAAGATGTTCCTGACAAAGTTGTATTACCGCCAGTTCCTGAGTTACCTGAATATGTTCCTGTCCCTGCAGCACCACCTGATCCAACATTTAATGTTAATGTTTCACCGCCTGTTATATTAAAAACCATATCAGAAATAAAAGCACCTGATGCTCCGCCTGGTCCAGCAGATTCACCACCAGCTCTATCATAGTCAGCGCCCCTGTATCCACCAGAGCCACCAGCAACAGCTTGCTGTATATGTATAGCATTTGCTAAAGCAGGTACTGCAATTGATCCTGAAGATCCCGTTGTAAAAGAAGTAGGCGTTTCAAAAATAACAAAAACAGTTTGCCACGTACCACCGTTTTTTACATAAACATTATTTATTGTTTGGTTTGTAAAAGAAGTTCCGTCACGTACATAGAGTCTATCTATTGTACGCCAAGCTCCACCATCTTTAACATATACTGGCATTATGCATTAGCTATATTGATACCAAATATCGCCATTAGATCCGCCACTCGGAGCTGATGTGCTTACCGTTCTTGTACCGTTAGCATTAGTTCCTGCAGTCGCAGAAATAAACGCTTGAACATTACTTCCAATTGCTACACCAAGATTAGTTCTTGATGTTGATGCGTCAGCTAGATCACTTAGATTACTTGCTGTTTGTGCAACGCCTGAAACATTGGCGCCAGAAAATTTATAACGAATAGATGCGTATGTTGCCATATTATTTCTCCAATAGTTTCCATCCATATGTTGATCCCGAATAGACCAACGCAAAAGCAGCACCTTCTGTTGCTACTGTTAAATCTG